AAACTTGGCACGGGGGTTGTTCAGACAATTTACAAAATTTCCCCCAATAGTCTGACAATTTATCAAGTTGTTTGAATAGTCTGACAATTTATCAAGTTGTTTGAATAGTCTGACAATTATACAAATAGTCAGACTTGACATTTTACGTCAATTGGAATAAAATGTGATTAACAAATAAATCAGGAGGGAAAAGGAGAATGAATGACAAGTACAATTTAATTAATTTACTCTATCAGGTAACTAGACAGACAAATTCATGGACTATTTTTAATTGTATTTCCGGAACTGTAGAGGTTCATTTAACACGTGTCTTATTTAGTGGTTATATCTTAAAAGAGTTATTTTTGGGAAATGAAACTGTAGAGGTTCATTTAACACATGTCTTATTTAGTGAATTTGCAACTATTCAAGAAGTAGAAAACTATTTATTGAAAAATTATGATTTTGTATAATAAAAAGACTACCAGATAATTATCTGGTAGTCTCATATCTACACTCTTGAAGTATAGATTGAACCATTGTAAAGCAAATCAATTCGGCTTACACCGTTCACAGGCTTTTGAAAATTAGCTCCATCCGCTTGCAGAATTACTTTTGCATATATTTTGTTATCAACTAATGACACAACGCAAGGATATACACCTATTGGGTAAGGATTTGCATCCATCAGTCGACACTGCATCATGCAACAGTTCTGTCCTGCATCTTCGCCAAGATCAAGAGAATCATTTAATACACCGATTAAATACTGATTTGATCCGTTGATATTTATGTTTTCTGTCAAATTACAATGAATGCCATCGCCTGCGTTATAACCTCCAGCTATTGCAGTTGAGCAACCATCATTAGTAGCAAATTGATAAACGTTAAAAGGATTATGAGAAAAGTTACTGACAATCCCTGCGGCAGTTGGTACAGTTCTTTTATATGCGTTTCCCTGATAGAAACCAGTTTTAAAAGCATTTACGATTGCATCTGCAAGTTCTAAGCAACCTTTTTCGTTTGGATGAACGTTATCGCTCTGAAAATTTCCGTTGTTTTTCATAACAAAATCTACACCATTAAGAAAAACAGCTTTGTACTTTACACACTTTTTGTAGATGTTTTTTGTTATGAACATTTTTTCGTGATTTGAAAAACTATTTTTAAAATTTCCAATACATCCAACATAAATTGTAGCGTTTGGAAAACTTGCTTTTGCCCTTGTGATAAAGGTAGAAATTGCATTTTCAAGAGTTGATGCAGTGATTCCATTGTCATTACAACCCCCACAAACAATGATGCTTTTTATTGCTTCTTTATTAGTTATATCTGCAATAGCTTTGTTTAAGTAAGTCAAAAATGTGTTTGAAGTAATTCCCACAAAACCAATAGAACCTTGAGAATATTTGTGGCATGTTATTCCTGTGTAATTTTCAAATAAATCCTGCCAGCTATAACCCGTTCCAACTACTGAACTAACAGCGTATGAATCACCGATTAAAATACATTCATTTGCATGATCTGTATTTAACACTGAATTAATGGTATTGATTGATTTTTCTACGTCATTTAATCTGTTACGAGATTCTGAATCTTTGATGTAAATTTTTTCTGATGAGTCTTTGAATTCAAAATTCGATACATATTTCATGCTTAATTCTCTCCTTTACTTAATGTTCATTGTCATTTCACTTTCGTTATACGTGATTAATGCTTTACTATCAGCAGTTTTCTGTGCCTCATTTGCTTTCGATAATGCACTATCAGCAGTTTTCTTTACCTCATTTGCTTTCGATAAAGCACTATCAGCAGTTTCACGTGCAGTTGTATCTGCGATTTCAAGTAAAGTTCCATTTAAATTAATATTTTTTAATAATGACATATTTTTTCTACCTTTCTATAATTGACATTGTTGAGTCATCATCACTATATACATGTACATCAAAATTGGTCATTGCCGTAAATAGGTAAATCGACTCGTCCGGTTCATTGTAAAAAGCTGATAAAATTAATCTTGCATAATTTTCTTTAATCCATTGGTTTACAATAGATTCTGTCTGCTTTTCAATGCCTTTTAATACGTTGTTACTTTCTTTTGAAATTTTGATAAGCCAATCCAGATTCATGTCCTGCATACTTGTTTGAGGGTAATTGTTAAACATGTACATTCCTCCTTTTTAATAAACTAAAAGCAACAAATCATTTGCAAATAATCCTGTGCAGTAGTCAATAAATGATTGCTTTCTCAAGCTCATTTCGCTTTCCATCATTTGCTGTGTGGTAGTCACACCGATGTTTCCATGAATACGTCCAGAATGTTCTGTGTTACCTTTTTCTGTGTTTACATCTTTTCGTCCATATGAGAATTCGTTTGTATTTGCTCCGGAGGTGGTAACTTGTGTCTGGTTTCCATATGTCATGATGTCCTGTTCACTAGGATCATACCCAGAAGAATTGAACGCACTGACTTTCTGCTCATTGGTGTCTGTGCCTGTCTGCTTTGTTGTGCTTCCCTGTCCTGCCGTTTGTTTATTGCTGTCAGTTCCTGATAGTTGTGTTTCTCTTGTAATGTTTGGAGAGTCAGTCCAGTTTTCTTGTCGATCATAATTTTCAACTGGGTTGTACTCTAATTTTTCCAGAAGATCATACACTTTTTCTATGCTGTTTTTCCACTTTCTGCTCCATGCGGGTATTGCACTGTTTTTCATAAAATCCCAGTCCGGATATAAAGGCTCACATGATCCATAAGACAAAATTAGTGAATCAATGAAATTCTGTTTGTCTGCATTTTTTGGAAAATCCATAGCATCAAACAAGGTATCATCCCAGTTGTACAACCCTGCAATGGTCATGGTATAATTAGCCATTTTCATTCACCACCTTGACTGTGTTATAATTTTTTAATTTAATTGACAAGTTTAATGTTGGGTATAAACGATTTGCTTCATCTACACCCTGTTGCAATGTTTCCAACCAAGTGGTAAGTCTTGTCACGCTCTCAACGTCATTTTTTTCCGTTTCAAGTACATTCAGTCGTTCTTTTTTGTCACTTCCTACCGAAGGGATGCCAACTTCTGTATCAAACTGATCCAAAAGTTTTTCAAACGTTTCAATCAGTTCTGGTGCAATAAAGTTGTTTTTCAAATCTTTATTAAAAGAATCCCACAATTCACTTTTTCCGGTCTTAAGATCATCTGATTTTATGCTTGCATCATAAGCAACAGCTGGTTTGCCTGCCTGTACATCATCATAGATTTTTTTCAACGTCTGTGCTCCTGCTTTGTTTTTAGCTGCCATGAGGAATGCAAGTTTTGAGTTGAAAATGTTCATGTCGAAAGCACTTGCTACTAATGCAAGTTTGTATGAATAGTAACCAATTATGTCAAAAATTCCGCATCTGGTAGGTTTCAAATATAAAACAGCACAATCTTTTCCAATTTGCATACCGTCTTTTTCAAGTGAACCAGAATCAGCAAAAGAATGAATTTCTGCCATTGTAGGCTTACAATAAATGTTGTACCCGTATAAAGTGCAAATTTGAGCTACTAAACCATATAAATCAGTGTTAGTAATACAGATAAATCCGGCACCCAGTAAAACATACTTGAAATAGTCAATGTCAAATGTGGCATTGTACTTTATATCAAATACCGATGCCACACGTTCATAGAGCATGCGGTCAAATATGTCGGTATATCTGCTGTCAGCTTTAATTCCGGCAGGTTGCCAGTAATTTTGTATTAAATTAATTTTTTCCATGCCTTGCGGTGTCCACATTTTTTACCTCCTATTCATAATAAAAACCATTGTTTAAGAAATTGTTTACCATATCCTGATCACCAGAATAACCATTAATAGCCACAGATGCATTTCTGCATTTTAGGTACCCTGATAAAGTGTTTATTTTTCTCCTATTCCCATCCGCATAACCCTCTGTTGGTGGGTATGGTACGATGGAAGAACAAGTGTAAGTATATTGAGCTGCATCTTTACTACTAAGTATTGCAGTAATGGATCCATTTGAACCAATTATAGATGAATCAGGAGTAAGTCCTCCTTTAATGCTTTCTAATCCACTTGTTGTAGCACCAATCACATTTCCAGTCATCAACTGTAATCCTGTATTAGCTACTCCGTTTAAAATGTTTGATGGATTATTAGTAGCAAATCCAATCTGAATTGGTACTGATAATTTAGTTTGAAAATGAGCTAAATCATTTTGCCCAGAACGCAACCAAACTTCGCACAATCCCGACACTGCATCGTAATAGTAATCTGCTGTCAATTGGTCATTAGCGGTTTTTGTAATGTCAATTTGTATCACCCCCACAAATGGAAGCTTGACAAAATATCGGCTAAAATTGCTGTTCCAATACTGAAACTGATATTTATTGTATCTCGAATTTGTGATCCCTATGTCATAAGAAAAATTAACTGATGGAGCATTAATACCGCCTATTATCGCACCACTAACTTTTGAGTCCCAAAATCCAAGTTTTACTGTAGATGAAAGATGGATAAAATTATCAATACGAATAGGGCACCAGTCTATACTCAAAATATATTTAAACGGATCAAAAAAAAGTTTTGTGAATGCATCTTTCAATGCATCACCCCAACTTCCGTCTGACCACATAAATGATAAAAGATCATCAAGTTCTTCCTGTGTCATGTAATAGAGTGTAATACCATCGGATGAAGTTGTTCGTACAATAAAATTGCCGCTATAGCCTTTTGGAAATAAACCAACAGGTTCGGCAATGATGGTTGCATCTTTTTTCCAACTATCATCTGGCAAATACATTGCATCTGGATATAGCAATGATTGATGGCTTGAGCGTTCAATCACACATGTATAATTTCCGATCTCTTCCTTATAAGTAGCAAGTACATCCTCCGTGCATGACACCTCAATTTGTGATGCATTAATGGATGTCACATTATTGATAAAATAATAATGATCGTTCCATTTGCAATAGTTGAATGATAGAAAATCGTTCATATCATACCGGATTAAAAAAGAGGGAGACTGGAAAGTAGTCTCCCTTTTTAACTCACAAGAGATTACAGTACCATTGTTTGGTCTTGCTGTTGAGTTGGATTTTTTCGAAAAATTATAGAATTCAATCTCAATCAATGTAAATCTCTCCTTTTGCTGTCTTGGCACATACCCATCCGGATGGAATCCGAAGCCATGTTGCACCGTCTCTTTTCTTCACTTCTTTACACGTCACACTTGTACCAGATTTCAAACAACCATCAGAATAGGCATGTTTCATACCGTCACTTGTCAACTGATTGTACTTTTTAATAATTCCCATCGGTGAAAATCTTACATGCAGATGATCAACTCTTGTGACATACTCACTATTTTCCTTGTAGTGAACACTTTCTGATTCTGTCCAGTAACGTCTTACAATTGTTAAATCGGAACGTCTTCTGACCTCAGAAATGCATACCCCTTTACCTGGGTTATGCTTCGTATTTGAGGAATTTCCTCTGCTTTCAATCATCCATCCACTACCAATGTAGATTGCACAATGTCGTACCGGGTTCCCAAAGAAAAGAAAATCCCCGGATTTCATTTTGTTCTTTGGAATGTTCTCCCCCAGCTTAGAAAATCCTGATGCAGTCAATCTTAATGCATTGTAACCAGATTTTTTCAGTAATGCATACAGAAAACCGGAGCAGTCATAACCACCCTCTGCATCTGATTCACCACCCCATACATAAGGCTTGCCGATAAAAAGCTTTGCGTTTCGAATTAAATCATCTGCTGTCATTTCTCTAACCTCTCAATCAGTGTGTTCATTTTCTCAAGTGCAATCGTATTATTTTTGATTACTTCACTGAGCGTATCAACTTCATTCTTATGCTGATCATTCAGCCTATCAACTCTTGCGTTTGTCTGATCGTACATATATTTAACAAAGTATGCCATCGCACAAGTACATACAATGGGGAATACATAGTTCCCCAAAATTGTTAAAAAGGTGTCAGTCATAGCTTATACCCCCTCTCCCATTACATACAGAATGCCATTGTGTGTAAAGTTGTTCCAATAATTTTTTCTGGAATGTACATACATATTGTAGTAGCCTCCGGCACTGTTAAATGGCGTTGTGCTTGCGTAGTCAAATTGGAAGTTGATACCCATTGCACGACGATCATATAGACAACCAAGAACATAAGGGATGCTTACTTCTGCTTCTGCCTCTTTTGCGTTTCCTGTTGAAACATCCAAAATAGACGGTGTTACCTGAATTGCTGATGGTTCCTGTGCTGACTGCCACCAGTTAATCAGCTCTTTTCCATCCAATTTCAGATTCTCGTCATTGAACACTTCTGGTAATACCTGTGTTTCGCTGTCAATCCAAAATTCAGAGAAAAGAAGCAATCTCTGGTATGCTTTCGGAGTAAAGCGCATGATCGGATTGTAACCTGTAATGTTTGCATGATACAGTGATGTTCTTTCTTCCAGCTTTAATGAATCCAGCTTGATTCTGGCAACTGCAAATTTCATAAAGTCAGCTTTATGCTCTGTGAGTAGCTGGGTTCTCTTGTATTTGGTTCCATATTTTTTGTTAAATTCGGCTGTCAGGTCAATCTCCTGACCCATGCTGGAAAGTCCTGCCATGTAATTGAGCATGGTTGCTCTACGCTCTGATTCCCGGTCAGTCTCAATGTCATTTCTGAACTCAATCATTACGGCTTCATAGAATCGTAAAAACTCACCCTCAGAAGAAAAAGCAAGTGCCAGCTGATCTCTGAATCTGGTGATGTGGCGCTGAAGTAACTTAGTTCCGTAGAATTTTAACTCCAATGCTTTTGGCTTATTTATCTTGTACATGTCGATGGATTTACCATCATCAAGTGTATTCGGGTTCTGTTCTGTATTCCAATCCTGTGAAGCCTCAGCATCCTGTGTCAGAGCTGTAATTTCTCTTGTGATAGCTCCCCAGCGAACGTTGTTCTGCTCAATGATCTGCAATCTACCGGAGTAGGACATATTGCTGAAATATGTGTAAGCAAATACGGTTGATAATGCATTCAGTGTGTTTTCTACACCTGTTCTAAGTAATGTTTCGCCTACTGATACAAAAGAGCTTGTATCTGTCGCTGTCAGATTTTCTCGTCCGGTTGCCTGTTTTGCCACTGCATTAATGAGTGTATAGGCATCCTGTGGAGTTAATGAATTTACTGCCATTGTATCTTCTCCTTTTCTTACATAATCTTCATAAGATCGTCAATCACATCGTCCGGGGTTCTCACCTTATTTGCTGGATTCTGCCCGGTTGCCTGAACGTTACCTGCTTGAATTGTTGCTGTCAGATTGTTGATAGCCAGAAGTAATGCATCTGTATTTGTCGGCTGTGTCGGCTGTGTCGGCTGTGTCGGCTGTGTCGGCTGTGTCGGTTGTGTCGGCTGTGTCGGTTGTGTCGGCTGTGTCGGCTGTGTCGGCTGTGTCATTCTCATGATTTCATCTTTAGAAAATCCAGCCTGTGTCAATGCTAAAATGTCTTTGATTTCCATGTTGTTCCTTTCTGTCACGGGTAATATTGTTAATAAAAGGAAGCGTTTCAGGGTAACCATCCCGTGACTTCTGCTTCCGGCAGTTGGTTCAGTCTCGCTTCCTTAATTTAAAAATACTACTATTTAAATATATTGTCAATAAAAAATTTTACTGCTAAATTTTGGTAGGAAATCCGGTCAGTCAGTCTATAATTGTCTACCCAACTGTAAAACGTTTTAAATTGACTGATTCCTTTTTCTGACTTCTCATAGTTATCTTTACATGATCCTGATACATGCTCTGCAATGTAGAGTTTACATTCTGACTTATGCTCATATATACCAATTTTTCCGATTGTACAGATCAGCTTGTACTGCCTGATATCTTCGGAGCTTATACACGATGTGTCATCATATGCAAATTCATTTTTTAATGCCATACGTGAAAAATCACTGTCATTTGACAATGCCCGGTACAGTGCTGTCGTAGATTTCTTTTCAGAAATTGGTGACCTGTTAATCAATATCAGCATGATTCCTTTGTTTTTCAATAAGGAAAACTCCTGTCCTCGTTTCTGCATCTTTTCAAGATATGGAAGTAATCCAAACGCATTTACAATCGGATTATCAAGCGTGTTACTGTTTGACAATAACCACCAGCGGAACGGTTTTTCACCCTGCAATTCACGGTTAGAACTGATTGTCTCAATAGCATTGAGGAAAGCGTCTGCTTCACCGTTCATTCTTTTAGCCATTTTTTCTGGAATGAACTCATCATAGATACCCTCTGAAAATTCTGATCCTGAAAAACCACGATTGTTGTACATCGAAGTAAGAGAAAAAGCTTCTCCCCTATACTCTATTGCCTCACCGTCCGTATCTTGATAGTTCTTTTCTGCAATGACTACACGGTCTTTGTCACCTTTCACTTTTTTGAAAAAGATATTTCTGCCCATATCTCTGTTGATATCAATCCAAGGGTTCTTTTTATCAACAAGCACACTGTCAAGCTGAGTAGTCGTGCGTCTCATGTAGATGATTCCTTTTTCACTTGGAAACACATCTTCAATGAAATGTTTAAAGACTCCATATGTTTTCCCGGTACGTCTTGCACCTATAATAAAAATGAAATTGATCTCATTTTTTTCTGCACAGTCAATAATTTTTGGAATGTCAAGCCATCCTTTTTCATCATAGATTTTCAATGTATTTTTCACCTCTTTCTTTGACAGAAAAGGGACGAAAATTTCTCGTCCCTCATTTATCAGCCAATCTTTCAATGCATTCTCATAGACTGCACAGAAAAGATTTTTCTGATTGACTCATACATTAGTTGAAACCACCACCCGATTCATTACTCTGGTTAGCAACCTGTTCTTTGTATTTTCTAATTGCTGTTTCTTCCAGCGTTTTTCTCCAATCCTTTTTGAGTGGGTAGACGGAATCATAATAATTTCCATCTTTCCCCTTTGAACTTGGCATTGCAATGAATAAACCATTATTTCCATCTACCAGCCTCATACCTTTTACTACCAGCACATCATCAAGTGTCAACTCAACAAATGCTTTTGTTTTTGAATTTCCGTTAAATGGTCTTACTTTTACTGATGTTTTCATGTTTTTTCTCTCCTTTTAATAAGATAAAATAATTAGCGTCATATAACCAAGCATCATAACTGATGCAAATGTTATCATTGTTTCAATTAAAATTTTAAAAAAGTTCTTGTTACTCATGTCTTTGAATCCTCTAATTTTTTAAATTACAACTTGTGCAGTCCACGTTTATTTTGTGACAAAATTGCAATCAAATGTTTATCAGGATTGCCCGGTTCCGGTGGGGTAGGTCCAGGTGGGTTTCCAGTATAAATTTGATACCATTTATTTGCATACTCTTTTCTCCTATCAACATGATTTACTGTAGGATCACGACTTGGACGTTCATATGCTACCATGAATAATACTGCTAATTTGTCAGGATTCCAACCCATGCTATTTGATCTGAACTGCTCCGGAGTAATCCCGATCATGTCATATGTTGCACCGGATGATAAATAAGGTGTAATAAAAGCTCTTGTCGTATACCATTGATTTCTAAGCGTAAACAGCTCCCCATCTAAGCAACGACATTGAACTGTACCATTTGTATAAGGACTTAAACCAAGCTGTTGGCAAGCGTCAATCAAATCACTTTTTGGTGTCCATTGGAAAATTCCATATCCACCTCCACCTCCTTCTTCAACGCGTCCGGGATTGATTCCTGATTCACTCTGAGCATTTCCGGCAAGGGCTGAAATTGTATTGATATTGTAACCAAGTCCTGTGAATATATCACCAAAAATTTTACCGTTGGCAATTGTTTCATCTTCTGTAAGTGCCCCTGATCTGCTAATCCACTCTGCCATATTTTTTCTCCTTTACTCAAATACTGGATTATCAAGTTCAAATTTTAATGGTAACCCCGTTTCAGAATCATACGGTATTGTGTGATCCAATTCATACTCCGTATCACTCAAACGAATTGAACAGCCGTACTCAATTTTTGATTCTTTAATCTGCATCTTTTTTACTCCTTTCACGTAAATGTATTCCGTCTTTAATTTCCATTTTGGTTCTGCATCAGGATTGAATTTTTTAAAATTTCTTTTAAACGTTCTGTTATTCCTGAAAATGAAACCTTTTGAAAAATTATTGATGTCATCATCCAGACAATAAATACCGTCTTTTGGTACTCCTGCAACTGTTATTTTTAATACACCTTTTTTGTTAATTTTTCTAACTTTCTTATAGTTTATTTTATAACTTTTTATATGTTTTCTCTTTATTTCTCTTTTTTCTCTAAAACAATAACGTTTAGAGCCCATCGTTTTAAACTCTAAATACTCACCGTCAAAATCTGCAATACCCAACCGGAACTTCTCACCATTGTATTCTACCAACCCAAGCTTTCTTTCTTCTGAAATGCGGATGATTTCATCATTGTATGCTTTCAGTGCATCCATATCCCAGTCATATCCTTTAACAGAATCTGTATCAGAGTAAATCCATACTTTGCAACATTTACCTAGCTTAAATAATTCCCTTTGAGCATATGCAGTTACCCATACACCAAACTGATATGGAAGAAAGCTGTTTCTGCTGTGGTAGAATTTTTCCAGTAATTCTTGTTCTTTATCTTCTGAGAGCTTATTTTCCCATTCACCACTTTCAAAATCTTCTTCAAAAATCTGTTGGATAATCTTCTGAACCATCATACCGTAAACACCATTAAGTTCTCCTTTGCTAATCATATAGAACACTGGGTCAGCATGTTTCAAAGTGGACTTATTAAAATACAAGTTCATGATATAGGATGCAAGCCATTCTGGAATATATTCCTTTTTTGCCCGCATAACATTTGCAACGTCAGCCCAGTCATAATCATAGCATTCCAGTATTGCTTCAAGATCAGGATCAGTGAAAGGGTAAATCACAGTATCAGCGTTTACAATTTTACCGTTGTCCAGATTTTCCTCAAATAATGTTTTCTTTGATTTTACATCCTGATCTGGAAAAACACATACCTTTGCTTTATGAAATGCCATTGGTGGCATAGGACAGTCTTTTTTCAATCTTACATTTTTTAATCGAATATAGCCAGAAAATGCATAATCATCTTTCAGATCAATAATATCAGAAAGAGTCAAAGAATCTGTATATACGAAATTAGTCATAGGATATTTTTCATATATCAGACGTGCTGGATAACTACTAGCGAAATCATAGCACTGCATTTTCTCTCTGATTACTCTATTTACGAAGTATCTATTTGCGTGTGTATAACCACCGTGATATGAGTCTACAAGTTGCTTATACTGAATTAAATCAAGTTGTATATCAAGAAATTTTTTTCTCCATTTTTTATCCTTTCGTGACAATGATCTTGCTTTACTTCTGATAAAACCTGTATTTGTCAACGGAACATTTGCAACTGTATAACCTCGATCTGAGATATACTTTCGGAGTGCTTTACACAATGCAATTGTATCAGTACATACATAAGCAATTTCTTTTGCGGTGCGTCCAGAATCAGGTGTTCTAAATTTCTTATAATCCCATGCACCAACTGCTTTTTCCGTAGTACCCATATCCTTACATAAACGCTCTAGTGAGCGTTGAGTGAGAATCTGACTATCTCTAAATTCTAGTCCTTGTCCTGTCCAGTCCATAAAGATGTATCTGTGTGCCTTTGAAGCCAGGCACTTATCAGGCTCACCCCATTTTTCAAACATATGATTCCTTAAAAACATATAGTCATAAGGAAAGTTATGGATGTAAAATCTTACTATATGCTCTTTATCTGCATGAAGTGTATACATAATCTTATCAATTGTTTCCAGAAGATCCGAAACATGATTACCATAAATACAACAGTCATTCTCAATAGTGATTGTCCAGTCTGTGATAAATCCTATCTGTTTATCAGGATATACATATGTTTCTGTATCTACAGTTATTACTTTTTCATAAACTGATAGAAAGCGACCAGCGTTACTTCTTCGTATGAAGTTACCATCAAATAATCTCATATAATCATATGATTTGAATGATATAATTGGATATCCTGATACTATCATTATTAACTTCCTCGATATTTTAATGCTGATGCTTCAGAAGTGAATCCTAATTTCAAAGCTATCTGTTCAGCTACATTTCTATCTGTTTTTGAACGAAATTCTTTTAAAGATTCCTGAATTTCATCAATATCAGCACCGTCACTTTGTTTTTTCCCGATGATTCGAAGTGCTTGCTTTGAATCATACAAACTAGCAACTTTTTTAAATTCTTCTGAATGAATGAAATCAAACATTTCGTTATTGCTTTTAAAATCAATACCATACTTGACTTTAAATGTTTCCAAGCGTTTGTCTATAACTTCTCTCCAACCTTGTACAGTACTTGTTTTTTCTTTCAAAATTTTCTGTAATGCTTTTACCTGACTCTTAAATGAACCTCTACCAAAAGTGCTGAGATTTTCAGGTATACGTTTTGCACCGTCAAAGAATCTATTAAGTAAATCCTGATAATCTGCATAAGCACCACCTCGTTCAGCAGTGAAGCCTTTCTTTTCTAACCTAAGCATACGCTGATTTATACGCTTTGCTAGTTTTCTCCGGAGCTTTAAAAGTTCCGGAGTAGTAAGCATATTTACGTTTACGTTTTGACCGCTTGTTGCAAGTGGGATTTTTGCTCTATTCATTTATTGTACCATCTTTCCATAGTTTACTTATAATGCATTCCCCAATGTAACCATCCAGCATAAGATTTAGTGCAGGAACTTTTGTAAACAATTTATAAAAAAGTTCTTTCCTATCAGTGAATAAAAGCATATAAGCAAGATATATGTTACTGATTTCAGCTAGTATACTTTCTTTGCTTCTTTCTATGATAATTGTTTTATTATCAAAACACACTTTACATTTTGCTGATTCTTTCTTGCTATGGTTTCTTACTCTAATTACATAGATTGATAAAGTACCATTTTTTGTGTCGTCAAATATATAATGCCCCTTATCAGATGTACGAATTACACTTAACGGGGTAACACCTGTGTTTGTATATTTTACACGCTTCATTATAACACCTCCCAATTACAGATATTTGGTCTGCTTGGTACTTCGTCTGACTCTATAATCATATAATCACCTACTGAAATACGTTTGTTTACTTCAAATTTTTCCTTAAATAAATTATATAATTTATCATATATAAACATAAATGCTTCTTCATTTTCAACTTTTAATTTTTCCATAATATGATCAACATTTTCGTCTATTGCTTTACAAATAGAAACATTAGAAGCTTTCATGACCGGATGCACTTTTTTAACATTATTTGCATAAACTTTATATAACATTTCTTTTTTCTCCTTTTCTTGTTTCTGTTTTATTTGTTAATCACATTTTATTCCAATTGACGTAAAATGTCAAGTCTGACTAT